ATCGTTGTTTGCGTCACTGTGCTGGTTGTGGGCTGCGATTCGGGAACTGTTAGAGAAGGCTGACTAGATGAAGATGTTTCTGCTGTTGTTGATGGTGATGGTTCTTCTACCGTTGTGGATACTGGATCGCTGGTAGATGAAACTTCTAGCGTTTCTGTTGTTGTCGTTTCTTCTTCTGGTGATAGCGGTTCTACGGTGATCACCGCATCATCCATCACCGTGCCATACCAGCCAGCCCAGAACCCGTTATCAATACCCGATAACGAGATCAGCACACTCTCATCCGTTTCAGCCTCATAAGACACCGACACGGAACGAACACCATGTATCTCATTGGATACGAGCGCATTCCCACCAACCCCAACACGATACGAATCGGGGATCGGCGCACCCCACCCGATGCTGTTGCTCTGACTGTTATCAACAATCACAGTCACGGTGATGAGCGATGGTTCAGATACAAGGATGCTTCTCACAACCTCACCCCACCCGTAAGAGAACCTCAAAGCACCGTTAGCAATAACACCGTTCCCACCATTGCGAACAACAGTCCACTGCGACAGATCATCAAACGAGTCAGAGAACGAAACAGCCTGCGTTGGAGAAGCGAACGCTAGAACTGCAACTGGTGCAAAGATCAGCCAGCGAGATTTTCCCAAGGCATAGCCACCCATTCAAGATCATCTTCATCCCACAGATAAGGAGTGTCTCCTTCTGGTCGTGGTACTGGTGGCTGCCAATCACCGTTCGCATCTAATGTCCAAGATGGAAACGGCTGAGGCTCAATGAACACATCAATATCGGCATCATAAGTGAAACCAATGCCTGCGTAACGCTTGCGGAAGTTGTTGTTGTATGAGGTCTGAATCCAGCGACCGCCAAGCAGACGCTCACAGAACGCTGCACCAACAGCCTCAGACTCGTTTCCGTTCGCATCCTTGCAGTCATCGTTGCTGACAACGATCACACGAAGAACGATGTTGTTTGTATCTAGTTCTGCGAAATGAGCCATGATTCCTCCAATGTTATCCGATCGGGTATCTGATGATTACTATGCCTGAACCGCCAGCACCACCAGTAGAACCAGCACCAGCATTTGATCCAGTTCCACCACCACCACCACCAGTGTTCGCTGTGCCAGAATCAGCAGTCACCGTATTCTGACCGCCAGCACCGCCACCACCTGCACCACCAGTTCCAACAGTTCCACCAGAACCGAAAGTTCCACCACCACCACCACCTGCATAGGTCACTGATGCACCAGAAATAGATGACGCCGATCCAGCACCACCGTTTCCACCGTTTGTTCCAGAGCCATTACCACCCACAGCACCAGCACCACCACCGCCACCTGCACCGTAATAACTCCCAGAAGCAGAACCACTGCCACCATTGTTCCCTGCTGTTCCAGTACCACCGCTTCCTCCACTTGGCGTTCCAGAACCACCACCAGAACCACTAGCACCACTCAAACCATTCTTTGTTGATGAAACGCCACCAGCACCACCTACAGATGTTTTGATACTTCCGAATACAGAACTTGCACCAGTAGAACCATCGGTATTTCCAGTACCAGCAGCACCACCAGCACCAACCGTCACCGTGTATGAAATACCAGTTACAAGTGATGCAGTGCCAGTAGCAAACTCTCCTGCACCAGCACCACTGTAACCACCAGAAGATTGAATAGCAGAACCACCTCCGCCTCCGCCTGCAACAACCAGATACTCAGCGTTCACAATCGCAGGAGCAGTAGCCACAAACGAAGCAGAACCAGTGCTAGTAAAACTATGGATCGTGTACGCACCAGAAGTGGTGATCGTTCCACCAGTCACAGACCAGTTTGCAGCAGAGGCTGTGAGATAACGAAGGATCACAACACCAGAGCCACCAGCAGCACCAAGACCACCATAGTTACCGCCACCACCACCACCAGTGCCAGTGTTCGCTCCACCAGCCACACCAGTATCTGACGCATTATTGCCACCCTCACCACCAGCAGCCCTTGTCACCGCAGAACCAGTAATAGATGAACTCACACCAGAACCGCCAGCACCACCAACAGTGCATGATGACTGAGCCGATCCGACACTTCCAGCACCACCGCCACCGCCAGCAGAACAACCAGCAGTACCTAATCCACCTGCATAACCTTGACCTGTAGTACCAGCACCGCCAGCCCTATTCGCACCACCGTTACCTCCACCACCACCACCCGAACCACCAGCAACACCAACTTGGTTGTAGGTAGCACCTTTACCACCACCAATAGAAGTGATCGAACCGAACACAGAATTAGAACCACTAGTTCCAATACCACCACCAGCACCAACAGTCACCGTGTAAGTGTTCGTTGCTGAAATTGTGATCGCTGATTCGGCAGAAGCACCACCACCAGAAGATTCACCAGAAACAGATGATCTGTAACCACCAGCACCACCACCACCACCAATTTCAGTTGAACCTCCACCACCACCAGCAATAACCAGATACTCAACAGATAATGGCGAAAAGGTTGCGTTAGAGGTCAGCGCACCCGATCCAGTAAAAGTGTGAACCTTGTAGAAAGTACCGTTCGCAGACACATACGACTCAGTACCACCACTGAAAGTGTTGATCAGTTTGTAGCGACCAGACTGAACTAGATACTGACCAACCTTTGTACGACCACCACGCTGACCCATATCAACTCACCGTAACAGTCGCAGAACCAGTAGAAGTAAAAGTATGAACGGTGTACCCATCAGAAGTTGTGGTGATAGTTCCACCAGAAATTGTGAGTCCAGACTGTGCAGCAAGCACAGATGGATAACGAAGAATTACAACACCAGAACCACCCGATCCAGATGACGAGTTATTAGCACCAGCACCGCCACCGCTACCAGTATTCGCTGTTGCAGAAGTTCCAGCACCACCGACAGAACCATTACCGCCACCAGCCTGACCAGTACCAGCAGAACCAGTGTTATAAGTAGAAGCACCACCACCTCCTGCACGACTCACAGCCGATCCTGTGATGCTTGACGACACACCATTACCGCCATTGCCACCAGAGTTGTTGCCTGCTGCAACACCAGTAGAGCCTGCACCACCACCGCCACCACCAGAGTTCAATGAACCAACACCAGTTCCACCTGCATAACCCTGATTTGCTGTACCAGCAGAACCAGCATTTCCTTCCAAACCGCCACCGCCCGATCCACCAGTGCTTCCATTGGCTGTACCACTACGACCACCAGAACCACCTCCAGTAGAGGTGATTGAACTGAAAACAGAATTAGAACCAGCAGTGTTAGCACTACCACCAGCACCAACCGTGACGGTGTATGAACCAGCAATCAACACAACTGGCGATTCAGCAGATGCACCGCCACCAGAAGTAGCACCAGCAACATTTGTGCGATAACCGCCAGCACCGCCACCGCCATTACCGCCACTCACACCTTGACCACCACCACCACCACCAGCGATGACTAGATATTCAACGGGAACACCCTGCTGCGTAGGGTTCATCCAGTAATTCACATACTGTCCAACCCGTGATCGTTGATCCCAACGAAGCGTCATCTCAAACCACCTATGCGGTGATCTGATTCACATAACCGTGAACAACAATCACATTCGTTGTAGCAGCGAACGCACGAACAACAAGCGGAGTCGCATTGCCCTTGATCAACAGACCAGCAGTAATCAACACAAGACCTGACTCTGCAGCAATCGTCTGCTCAATGTTTCCATTCGGTGCAGTTGTCTCACCCCACTCAATCGTGAGTTTCACAGCAGAGGTGCTGGTGTTCACCGCATACAGCCACACCTCATCAAGCGTGGTTGCGGTAGCAGAACCAGTGTGAACAGTCGTGCCAGCAGTAGCAGTCGCAGCGACAAGGATTCCCTTGCCATCAGTAGAACCACTAAGGATTGTCTTTGTGTATGTTGCCACTCTCTGCTCCTAACTGAAAACCTGAACCTGAAGAATATCTGCACCGCCACCGATAGCAACCCAAGCACTGCCGTTGTAAACCTGAACCTCTGCAACATCAACAAGATAACTCATCATTCCAGATGCGAGTGTCGGCTCGCCAGCACCGCCGAACGCTGCCGTTCGTGCAGCCTCATCAGCGAACCGCATAACGGTTTGATCCATCAAGTAGGTATTGACCTGTGCAGCAGTGAGAACATCACCGCTTACAAAGAGTTTCGCTCCTGCGCCTGCCATAGTGCCTCCGATTGTATCCGTTATGTGAGAGCGTTTGTAGAGTCCATGACACCATAAATAGCGTCATCCAGAATGAACGGGAACACCAGATCGGCAACAGCCAACTGAATCTCCACCCGATGCTCAGACGGGGTGATCGTATGGCGTAAAGCCTCTACACTGTAACTTTCTGTCACCGATGCAGGAGAACCAGTTGGATAGGTGCGAGTGATAGTGACCACATCAGCCAACTCCAACGCTGTCACCGTAGCCTGATCTGACACATCCAGAGCGTTGTAAAGAGTCTGCAAACGGTCAAAGCGATACTGCGGTTCTTTGTACCTGTCCAGCAGATCGGCTGCGAGCGTGGCTGCAGCAGCATCATCTTCCAACAGCAACCCAGACAGATTCAATGTGGAGATACCGTAGTTCGCTTGCGAGGTTGCATCATTGGCGGTCTGGTCTGCGCCATCAACAATTGTGGCAACAACCTTGTTGTAGAGGAACTCCTGCCCATACAACACTGAAAGTGCTGTGTACGGTAAATCACTACCAGTATCAGAAAAGGTTGCAGAAGATGAAGCAAACGAGGCTGCAACACGATCCGTGAAAGTCAAATCACCATTAGCAGCAATAAAGAAATAGCCCTGCTCTGCTGTCGCCACATTCTGCAGATAGGTGAGAACATTCGTATTCGCAGCAATCTCAAAGGTTGCACCACCACCCAATGTGGCTGTACCAGTGTCAATGTCTCGTGTCGCAGGATAATTCACCTCAGCCAAATCAAGAATGCTGGATACTCTTGCACCAGACAACTGAGAAGATGGCGTGATGGCATTCCCAATGTAAGTGTTGGCAAGCAGCACAAAGTCATCTGCAGCAGTGATCGTCACTGTTGAATTGTCCTCTGTTGCTGTCGGCTGATTCGGCTCATACGCAATATCAATATCTGTGATGCGACCAGTGAACAAAGGAACACCACCAGAAAGAATCGTCACCTTCCTACGAGGTGTCACACCAGATTTCCCTGTCACAGGATTCCAATACGGGCTATCCTGATTCGTTGGATCAAACCTACGATCCCGATTCAACAGCGTCACACTGCAAGTACCAGCATTGAAGTTCTGCAACTGGTCTGGGCGACCACGATTGATAGTGACCTGCTGACAGTATTCCGACACATCATCACCAACAAGAGTGCCACCTAGATAGTCCTGATCCAGCACACCATCCTCAGCAGAGTCCAATGTGAACACATTGACCTCAAACCCCAACTCCATCAGAACGGTGATCTGCTCACCCCACGCCAGCGTTGTAGCCATTATGCAACCTTCAGTGGCAACGCACCATTCCGCCTGTTATAACGCTGCAACACATTCACGATCTCATCACCAACAACTGCAGGATCAACACCCATACCAGCGTTGATAGTCACATTTACTGTCATGCCTGAACCCAAACGATCCAATGGAATGATCGCCTCGTTGCCAGCCTCGCCGACAAGACCAACAGTGGGAGAGGTCACGATGCCACCCTTAGCAAATGGGATCAGGTCAAGCATCTCATTGCGTCTAGTAGATGTGAACGGATTGTTAGCGATAATGGCAGGGGTGAAACTGACACCGCCACCACCACCTGCACCACCAGTAGTTCCAGTTCCGTTCAACAGTGTTTCAGCCTTATTGATGATCGCTGCAGGAGTCTCCTTGCGAACATTGTTCAATTCCTTCTGTGCCTCAATCAACTCCAGCGTGGCATCACGCACATCTTCCTGAGCCTTGATCAACGCTCGCTCATTTGCTTCCTGATCCTTCAAGAGTGCGTTCACCTCAGCGAGCGCATCCTTGTAAGTATCAGATTCCTCAGACGCACCACTCACTGTTTCATTCAGATCACGCTGTGCTTCAGTCACAGCCTTCACCGCTTCAGCCTGCGCATCGTTCGCATCAGCGACACGCAACTTGGCTTCAGCCAACTTCAGTTCAGCCTCACGAATAGTTTGCGCAGATGAGGTTGGGTCTTTACGCAGATCGGCAAGTTCCTTTTCTGCATCCTTCACCGCAAAGATGGCGTTCTCCACATCGTAACCAGAACGCTCCACAGCCCTCTGTGCCTTATCCAAAGCCTTCTGCT